CCACCACTTTATTCAAATTCGAACAACCCGGTAGCGGCGTCGTTATCGGGTTTTCGAGTTTATGTCCAGGCAAGTAGTTGTACTGGATTTCGACTTTATCATGATAGACGACAACACGATGGATGAAAGCTTCGAAAAGATCGAGGCGGTATTTATCGTGTTGTTTTTTATTTAGCAATAGGCTTTTCAGAAAATATTCAACGGCGACTGGGTCGATTTGCAGGGACGGGGTGGCAAGCTTGATTTTTTCCTGCCGTGCTTTTAAGTTGTCCATTTCGGCCTCATACTTGCAGACATTGTCCATGATGGCTTGAGACATGACGCCGGCTTCGATGGCTTTTACAGAATTGTCGTGTCGTTTTTTCAGATCCGCAAGCCGTGACTTGATATTGGACAGCTCAGAGGCATAGGGGTTTTCCAATTTGATGCGGGATACTTGCTTGGCAATGGCCGCCACGGCTTCTTTGTCGGATAAGATATTGACCGTCGTCTGTAATACCAAGTCTTCCAGGCGATTGCGGCGAACAGGGTGATTCTTACATTTGATTTTTTCCGTCTGACGACAACGGTTGTTGTTGCTATTGCAGCGGTAATAGTAATAACGATCACCATTCTGTCCCCGGCCGGAATAACCGGTCATGGTACGGCCGCACTCGCCACAGTAGATGATGCCGGTTAATGCGTACTCTGGACTACGGCGCACGCTCATAGGGATGCCGTTTTTGGCAGTTCTTTTCCGATTGGCCATACGCAAGGCGGCGCGGGAAAAATCGCTTTTCGATATGATGGCCGGGCAAAAATCCTCAATTACCTGGCCACCCCAGGTATAAGTGCCGGTATAGAGTTGTCGACTCATCAAGTTATGGACCGTTGGGCCGGTATACTTTCGGCCTGTGACGGTCCGTATATGCTTTTCATCGAGATATCGCGCAAGTTCGGCGTAACTTTTACCGGCCAGAAACATTTCGAAAAGGGCCTTTACATGAGGTGCCATATCCGGATCTATGACAAGCCGATGGTTTGCGTCTAAGGCGTATCCCAGGGGAACAGGGCTACCATTCCATTTATGTTCCAGCAAGTTTTCCGTCATACCGCGGCGGACCTTCTGCGACAGCTCAGCGCTATAGTATTCAGCATAACCTTCGAGCATGGCTTCTAGCATGATGCCCGTCGGCGAATCGGTGATATTTTCTTTGGCCGATAATACTTTGACGCCGTTTTTCTTTAGCTCATGCTTATAAATCGCGCTATCGTAGCGGCTGCGGGAGAAGCGGTCGAGCTGGTACACGAGGACATAATCGAAGGCCCCAGACCGGCTGTCTTTAATCATCCGCAGAAAGTCCGGCCGGTGATCTGTGCGGGCAGACATGGCCCGGTCAATATAAATGGCGATGACATTCAACTGATTGGCCTGGGCGAAGGCTTTACATTCGCGGATCTGGCCGTCGATGGATTCTTCTCTTTGTTTGTCAGAGGAAAAGCGTGCGTAGATAACAGCATTTGTTGACATAAAAATCAGTCCTTTCGTAGGCAAATGGGGCTGATTCATGATATAATGATACCGTAAATCAGCCTATTACTTGGTTATTTACAAATGCCGATACGGTACTGGTGATACCGCCGGCGCGTCCCGTGTCCTGGTTCGCAGGATACGGGATTTTTTCTATGTCTCAAATAAAATCTCATAGATTTTTTCAGTTAATGAACTATTTTTGATAGGAAAATATTTACCATTATATGAAAGAGTTCTCATAAGGTATCCGTCAGGAGAACATTCAATGAAGGATAGGGGTTTGATTCCCTTTGTATTTGTTACGGCTAATGTGGCCAATGCATAATGTTTGTCAGTGTATATATATTTAGCATTTACCACAGCAACATAACTATTCTTATGAATGGAATCCATATCTAAAAAGACAGAAGCTACATTTTTTTGTCTCGATGGAGCATCGACCTTTTGCCAGTTTGTGGCCAGACAGGGAATTGTTAGGGTACAGCATAATAGTGATATAAATAGTATCTTCTTTAACATGTCAATGCCTCCATTCATTTTGATTTAGCCAAATACAGCAATTCCTTAGTAAATGGAATCTGATAGGCTTTAATAAAAGCATATTCACCAGCAAGATAGCCTGGGCTATATTTCTTGAATGGGATTATAGTAGTTATGGAAGAAGGACCGCCGCGACCAACATTGCCTTCTTCATCACATTCATAAAGGGATTGTAATTGATATGCTATTGTTTGTTTATCATAATCGTAGTAAAACAGCATGGAACGTTTCATGCCTCCATGTAAGACATAATCAAAATAATAGGTAGTAGCTTGTATTTCGTAATAAGGCGGATCATAACGAACGACATTTACAGAATCCATATCAATGTATGCCTTGAATCTTGCTGTTGAATCATAACTAACAAAGCGCTTCGGATAGTTATCAAAATAATTGGCCCATGCAACGGAAGTCAGCAATAAACAGGATAGTAGCGAAATTAAAAATTTTTTCATAAGGAATCATCTCCTTAAAAAAGGAATCAAGAAAATAAATCATGAATAAAAAGTAGTACATATCCTAAAATCATAAAAATAACAATAGTAGCAATACAGAATAAAGCTCCTACTGCTAGATGAAATACAACAGTGATCATCAAATATAGTATCAATGACCAAAAAATTCCATACACAATTAAATTCAGTAGAAAATTAACGAATTTATTCTTCACCCAGTGAGAGTAGAGGAAAGCTCCGGACCATTGGCTAATATAATTTTCTACACATTGCTTAATATCAACTAGCTTATTTGAAAAATGCAGTGATTTTATTGTGTAAATAACTTTCTCTTTTAGCGTTAAAAGCTTTTCAAGAAGAAATAAAAAAACAATGGTACAGATAGCTAATACAGTAAATAATATAAAATAAGATGTCGGGATGGCCCAAAATGCTAAGCCTATAAAAACTACAATTAATAATACAATCAGAATATCTGACAATAACATAAGCATCCCTACTTTATTGAATGAGTATCAAAGTCAACGATGATTAAATTACCTCGTCGTTCTTAACCTTTGGAGCAACGGCTTCATACTGAATGTCTAGGATAGCTAATACGGATTGTTTACCAGTCGGGGTTAAGCGACGAAATTTTTTAATCATCGTTTCTTCTTCAGGGGTGCATTTAAAAGAATCTTTACTGACTGGAGAGGCACCATAGAGCGTATCAAGATTTACATTAAAGAAGTCCGCGAACATTTCTAATACTTCGAAACTAGGTTTCCGCTTTCCGTTTTCATACATACTGATAGAGCTTTTAGCTAATTCTAGCTCTTTGGCTAGTTCTTCTTGAGTTAAGCCACGCTCTTTTCGTAATTCTCGTAATCGCTGTGAAAAATCCATGATTATCACACTCCTTTTTCTATATATTATCACGTTATGTGAAAAATCACAATGAGAAAGTTCACGTTAAGTGTTTACAAGAACGACAAAACATGATACACTTTTAGTGAACAAAGGAGGTGCGTACTATGGTAAGCAAAGAAAAAATTGGTCAGCGCCTTACTGAATTGAGAAATGAGGCGGGAAAGACACAGCAAAAAGTTGCAAGCGATAACGGTATTTCGGTATCGGCGATTGCAATGTACGAAGCTGGGAGGCGGATTCCTAGGGATGAAGTAAAAGCATCTCTGGCGAATTATTTCCATCGGTCCATTGAAGAAATTTTTTTTACTCCATAAGTACACTTTAAGTGAATTATTTTAAAGGGAGCGAACATGGGAAAACTAATCATGGATTCATATAGGGATTGTACTGGAACGTTGGTACAAGTATTCCGAAAGCCTAAAGGCGGGAATATTACGTTTGCAGACATCCATAATTACCTAGTAGAAACGTTTGGTGGCGGCGTATATTTAGCCGTCATCAACGCCAACTCAGGGGAACGCGTGGACAAGATAAGCGCGATAGACGCTTACGATGTCAGCGACATGGAACATTTTTTGTAAAGGAATCGACGTCGTGTTCTTCTTTGAAAGGCGGTGAAGACGATGTTAGATGAATTCTATAGAGACATTTTAGAGTTTTATATGGACCCGGCCAATGTCCAGGCCTTGGAAGAATACCGCAAGGCAAAGGAAGAAGCCCAGGGGAAGGAGGATAAAACATGAGTGGTCAATGGGAACAGAAGCGGGATGTCTTGGCCTGCCTTCAACAGGCAGCGGAATATGCCGGAAAAGATTTGAGCTTCATTTTGACGGAAGACGAAAGCGAAGTCGAAGTTACCAACTTGAGAAGCTATGAACATATTACCATCCGGGTTGCTTACGACAGCCCGGGAGCATTAATCGTAGATGTCCTAAAAGGGATTGAAAGGTGGCTGATGTAAATGAAGGTGACAGAAGTACGGGGTCATCATACTACGGAGATGCAGTCGAAGCGGTCGCGAATCCGTGAAGGAATAACCTTCTGCTTGGGGCTGGCGATGGCGTGTGGCATTGGTATCTACATCGGCCATACGGCCGGCGAAGAAGCTAAACAATTAGAAGAACAGCGCATCCATTACGTCCAAGAGGGCGAAACCCTTTGGGACATTGCATCCGGCATTGCCAGCGATAGTGACGATATTCGGCAGGTCGTTTATGAACTACAGACAGTCAACAACATTTCCGGTACAGAGGACCTGCATCCCGGGCAGCGGCTGATCATCAAGTTTTGATGAGGCAGTCAATGACATGCCCGCTATGCAGCAAAGCGGCGAACAGCTGGATTTATTGCAAGGCCAGGGCGCAGGATATTTGCCAGGACCATTGCAAGGCCTGCAAATATTTTGCAGGGACTATGCTGTGGTCCTGCTGGTATGGCATAAAGCAAGAAGCGCCGAAGGCAGCGGAACAGGCACTGCCGGATACACGCGGCGGCCGGGCCGTGGAAAAGTTCCGGCAAAACATGAGGGCAATAGAAAAGCGCCTCACTCATAAAGAATGAGACGCTTTCTACCTTGTGTTGCAAAAGAGATCGTCGGTACACAATCAGTATAACATAGAGCAGGTTTCAAGGATAGGGCACGGCCCTATTTTACACTTGCTTAAAGGTATTAAATATACAAACAACCGGCGGACAGGAGGTTCGGCATGTATGTCATGGAAACGGTGACAGCAGGTCCCGTCATCGAGGTGAGAAAATATCATACCGCCCGCTACCACCATCCATCGATGCCGCGCAGCCGGAATTGCAATAAGACCGGCGCCGACCAGTGGAAGGTAAATGAGCGCAACTCCATCCGGAACCTGCGGCTCCTCATCCTGGAGAACTTTCAGGAGGATGACATACGCCTGGACCTGACCTATGCCGGGGAAGCTCCGAGCGAAGCCGAAGCGAAAAAGCGGATGGATAACTTCATCCTATGCCTGCGACGCCACTACCGGGCGGCCGGGCATGAGCTGAAATGGATTGGCACGAGTGAAGGCAAGGACCATCGCCCTCATCATCATCTGCTGATAAACAACATCGGCTGGGGACGGCGGGAATATCAGGCCCTGTGGAAGTGGGGCAAAATACCCTATAACGCCTTTCGCTTCTACGACGGCCAGCCAGCTGATGCGGAACGAGTAGCAAAATATCTCGTGAAAGAAACGCGCGAAACGTACTGCCAGAAAGAACGTTGTCAGCGGTCACGCTATCGGTGCAGCCGGAACCTTCGCAAGCCAAAGGTTGAAAAGGAAATCATACAGTCAAAGACGTGGCGGGAACCGAAACCCAAGAAGGGCTATTATATTGAAAAGCCCGTGCAATACGGGTATACGGCCTATGGGTTCCCGTACATGTTCTATCGCATGATAAGAGAGGAGGAAAGCGTTGGTGTACCTGATCCGCAAATCGCCGGTCCCGTTCGCTGCCGTGGCAGAGGGACGGGAAAACACGCTGCTGCTCGGAAAAAACGAATGTGTCCGGATTGACGAAGAAATCCACTTCGTCGAATTCGAACATGGGCGGCGGACCGGCAAAGAATGTTATGGGCGCGTCGAGTATATCTACGATAAGCGCCTGGTCAAATTCCGAGTATACAAGCACCGGACAAATAGAAAGAAGGCCCGACAATGGAACTCAAAAAAAAGAAGCGAATCCACCTGACCGGCAGGAAGGCCAGGGAATTTTACGATAAGATTTACGACCGCGACGGCGGACATTGCATCTGGTGCGGCGTGCCGATTGAATACGGCGTGAAGTATCACCATGAGCCGTGCGGTATTTATCGCAGTGACGAAGAAACGAAGGTCGTCATGCTCTGTCCGCACTGCCATTTCATCCGTCATCACCAGGCGCCGGCAGTCGCACGGGATATTTGCGTAGACTACCTGCACCGTCTGTACGGCGAAAAGGGGGCGCTCAAAGAATGATTACCACGTGTGAACTCTGCGGAAAATCATTTGAAACCAGTCAGAAACGGAACTTGTGCGAAGCATGTTCCGTGGCAGCTGAACAGCGGATTTATCATCCGACCCATGGCGTGTGCTGTATCTGTGGGCGTACCATGCCCGATGCCAGGCGCGGACAAAAGTATTGCAGCCCAAAATGTAAGCGCCTGAGCCGCAGTATCATTAACCTGCGCTGGCACGATAACCACCCGGAATATAAACCGGCCCCAAAAATCAAGAAGCCGAAGACGCGAAGCTTTATGACCGAAGTAGAAGACCTGGGACGAAAAATGGGTATCGGCGGCTATGGCCAGATGATGGCCATGATTAAGACGCGCTGTCAGAAATCCGGTCTTAGTGTGCGGAGTGAATTCTGCCATTTGAAATTTGTCTATGAAAAGGAGCATGGCCATGATTAAAATAGCCGTGTACAGTCTCAAGGGCGGCGTTGGCAAAACCATAACGGCCGCCAACTTGGGGCATTTGTACGCAACCCATCGAACAAAAAAACTCAAAGGGACGAAGCGGAACAGCTTACGCCGTGTCCTCTTGGTCGACCGGGACCCGCAGGGGAACTTGTCGCAATATTTCAGCCGCTATGATGCGGACGGCTCTGTCCAGCTGAATCCGGTCGGCACGGAATGGCCCTGGCTGGACATTATCCCTGGAAATTTATCGCTATCGGGTATGGAAGATGTGGCCTTAGACGTCGATTGCTTTGCCGACGACTACGACCTTTGCCTTATCGACTGCCCGCCGGCCCTGGGGAAACTGACAGCTAGTGCCTTGCGGTGTGCAGACTATCTGATTATTCCGATCCGCCTGGATGCCTTCAGCACGCACGGTCTGGAAAACCTCATGCAGCAGTTAAGCTACTTACAGGAAGCGGGCTTTGATGCGAAAGTGCTGGGTGTTCTGGTCACGCACGATGAGCCGGCCTGGTACAGTGATGACGTAAAGGCTTTGCTTAGCGAACGTCTGCCGCTGTTTCCGACGGCCATCAGCCGCAGTGCCTGGGTAGCTGAATCGACTATCGAGCATAAGCCCCTGGCAGAACTGACCGGGCCGGACCATCATTTAAAGCCGATGTGCATCAAGCCGGCCTGGCAGTATCGGCGTGTCATGAATGAAATCGTGGACAGGTTGTCCAAATTGGACAGGAGGTAGCACATGAATTTAGCAGAAAGCCTGGGCTTCGTACCGCAAAAGACGGCACGAGCCGTGCGGGCTATCAACGTAGGCAAGCTCATCCCGAACCCGGCGAACTTTTACCACATCGGCAGTCTGGATGAGCTAAAAGCCAGCATTTTAGAAGACGGCGGCGTCCGCCAAAACCTCATCGTCGAACCGAAGGGCGATGGAACGTACATCATCATCAGCGGGCACCGGCGCTGTCAGGCCGTCAAAGAACTGCTGGCCGACGGGGCCGACGTGGAAGCGGACCTGCCTTGTGAAATCGAGCCGGACCATGCGAAGGCGGAACGATTACTAATTAGGGCCAATAGTGCGGCCCGTATCCTGACGCCATGGGAAGAAGTCCTGCAAGCGCAGCGGGCCGATGAAATCATCACCCGCCAGCGGCAGGAAGGCGTCATCTCCGAAACGAAGCGGCAGGCCATGCAGACCTTACTGCATAAAAGCAGCGGAACCATTGGCCGACTCTGCGCCATTTACAATAACCTCATCGTTGACTTACAGCAGAAAATGAAAGACGGAAAACTTGGTGTATCCGTGGCCTATGAAATCTGTCAGTTACGGCCAGAAGACCAAAAGGGCCTGTTCGATGGCGTGACAAAATTCGACATAGAAGAAATCAGCCTGGCCGATGTCCGCCACTATAAAGACATGAACGGCATTAGTAATAAGCCGGCCGATGATCCACGGCAGACAACTATCATGGACTTCATCGACGATAAGCCAGCCGAAGAGCCGGCCGATGATCCACGGCAGACAACTATCATGGACTTCATCGACGATAAGCCAGCCGAAGAGCCGGCCGATGATCCACGGCAGACAACTATCATGGACTTCATCGACGATAAGCCAGCCGAAGAGCCGACAGAAGATACACGGACAACAGTGGAAGCCACTCAAGAGCAAATGGAACCTGCGGTGGTGGAAACGGAACCTGCAGAAGAACTGGAAGAAAAAAAGGATATCTGGACGGCCCAGATGGAAGACTTACAGGCGCAGATTGACTTGAAAAATTTCCAGACAGTAGCAGACAGCGTCTGGCAGAGAACGTGCAGCCTTTGGAGACTGCATGATAAATACGTTAACGGGAATATCACAACGGAAAATTATATTGCTGAATCACAGGTTGAAGCACGGACGCTGTATCAGGAACTGGATCACCTGCGGGTTCTCCACGAAAAAGCGAAGAAAAATAAAGGGGAGGGAGAAAACCAATGAAATGGGTAGCAACGAGGGAAGAAATGCCTGAAGTAGGACGCCGCGTGTTATGCGCAATGTACGCCGACACCGAATACGGATTCCCGGTATGTGGAGTTTTTGATGGGGAATATTGGATTGTCGACGATGTACAGCAGCTTATCGACCAGAAGCGGGTGCATTACTGGGCACCGATAGCACGGATACCGAAGGAGGACCGATAGTGTGGACCTGAAACGGATTGTGTGGACGGCAATGATTGCCTGGGCGATTATCTTTTGGTTCGGAATTACGTATTTACTGTTGAGGTGGTAAGGTGGACATTGTAAAAGCCGGTATCGTAGATGCCAGAAAATTCTTGCTGATAATTCGAGAACAGCACTACGAACTGGAAGAGCTGAAGTATGAGCGGTACCTGGAGGAAAACGGGTTATGCCTGAAAGTATCGAACCCGGCGCGGCCCTGTGTCAGCGCTGGCGGGCCTAACGACTTATCGCGTATCCCCGTTCACATCGAACAATTTGTGAAAAAGATTGCCCGCGAAGAAGCGGCACTCTATCAGATCCGGGAAATGGGAAAAGACTTTATATCCCTGCTTCCATATGCCAGGTCGCGGGCTATTTTGAAATACTACTACGTCGACTTCCTGACATGGGAACAAGTCGCCATGCGGATTCACTTATCGCCGTCCCGGACATATAACAGTCACCGCCTGGCACTGGAGCAGCTGAACAGTCTGATACGGGCCGCATGGATGCGGAAATTTATCGAGATTTTAAAAGACAGGAGTAAATAGGAGTCGAACCTGTGGTAAAATGATAGTGTCAGAAAACAACAAAATACGGGCGCTCGCCTAACCGCGGAGCGCCTTTTTTGTACCCAGAAAGGGGGGACGGCCATGATTCACTGCGATAACATCCGCTGCAAGTTCAACCAAATGGAAATCTGCACGAACCTGCACCTGGAAATCGTCCATGAGCGCTGCGTGTGTTTTGAACTGAAATATCATCGGGCGAAACGCCATGTGTCGGATCTGAACCATGAGCCGGTCCCCTATCGGTCCAGAAAGAGGGTCTTTAAATGACAGCCAATAAAATCCGGGGAACCCCGATTCGCCGGGAAAAGATATTTTTAAATAAAAATAATACGCGCCCAAATAGCGCGCGCAAAATAAAAACTAAGAAGCGCCGCGCTGTGACCTGGGCTAAATTCAACACGGCGAAAAACATGATGATTGTTCAGTCTATGTGCCGCAAGGGATGGACTAATGATGAAATCGCCGACTACATCGGTATCAGCCTGTCTACGTTTTACAAATGGCAGGCCGAACATGTAGAGTTTTCGGAGGCCCTCAAAGAGCCGAAAGAATACTGCATCGCCCGCGTAGAAAATGCGCTCCTGACGCGGGCCTTGGGAATTGAAAAGAAAATCCACGAGTCCGAAACTGTCACCGTCGAAAAAGACGGCAAGAAGGTTACGACGACAACGGAGAAAAACAGCCTCTGCTACTATCCGCCGGACACGCGGGCCGGTATCTTCTACCTTACGAACCGGGCCGGGAGTGACTGGAAGCAGAAGCAGCAGACGGAAGTAACAGGGAACCTGAGTATCGATGCGGCTGTAAATACAGAGGGCCGGCTCAAAGCCGCTATGGAAAGGAAGAAAAAGGAATGACCATAGATGAAGCTTATCAAGTCATAGACTGCCTGGGGCAAGTAAGTGACGATCCGGAAGCCTTTGTCTGGTTTGCTTTTGACTGGGACCATGACCCGGATTTGCAGGGTCAGGCGCCACAGGATTGGCAGCTGGAACAGCTAAGGATGATAGGGAAAGGGCTGGCTACGCCGAATGAAGTCATTCATCAAGCGGTAGCCTCTGGTCATGGTATCGGTAAATCGGCACTGGTCGCCTGGATTATATTATGGGCTATCTCGACGTATCCCAATACGCGCGGCGTTGTCACGGCAAATACAGAAGCACAGCTGCGGACGAAGACCTGGCCGGAGCTTGCGAAATGGTATCGGCGTTTCATCGGCAAAGAGCTGTTCCATCTGACGGCAACGTCGCTCTTTTCCATTCAGGAAGGGCACGACCGGACATGGCGCATTGATGCTATCCCTTGGAGCAAAGACAATCCGGAAGCTTTCGCCGGGTTGCATAACCAGGGCAGTCGAATCCTATTGGTATTCGACGAAGCCTCGGCCATTGACGATGCTATCTGGGAAGTCGCTGAAGGGGCGCTGACCGATACGGATACCCAGATTATCTGGTGTGCCTTTGGCAACCCGACGCGCAACACCGGGCGCTTTCATGATTGCTTTACGAAATACCGGAAATACTGGAACACAAAGAAGATAGACAGCCGGTCTGTACCTATATCTAACAAAGCCCAAATACAACAATGGGAAGACCAATACGGCGAAGACTCGGACTTCTTCCGGGTCCGTGTACGCGGCGAATTTCCGGCTACATCGGAAAATCAGTTCATCTCGGCACAACTCGTAGAAGACGCACAAAAACGCGCCATAAGGCCCGCTCAGTACAATTTTGCGCCGGTTATTCTCGGCGTGGACATGGCATGGAGCGGCGGCGATGCGACCGTCATCTATCTGCGGCAGGGACTGTACAGCCGCAAGCTGGCGTCGTACGCGAAAAACGACAACGACGGCGTCATCGCCGGGAAGATTGCCGCCTTTGAAGACCAGTACCAGGCCCAGGCCGTCTTCATCGACCAGGGTTACGGAACGGGTGTGTACTCTTTTGGACTGACCATGGGACGCCAGTGGCGGCTCGTGGCCTTTGGCAGTGCGTCCGGGAAGCGGGGCTATGCCAATAAGCGGGCCGAAATGTGGGGCGCCCTCCGGGACTGGCTGCGGGATGGCGGGGTGCTCGAAGACGGGGACGTCATCCATGACGACCTCATCGGGCCGGAAGCCTTTGTCAATGCCAAAGGCGAAATACAGCTGGAGAAAAAAGAAGACATGAAGCGGCGCGGGCTTCCATCTCCGAACGAAGCAGATGCCCTGGCGCTGACCTTTGCTTTTCCTGTACTCCGCATGGATGCGGATATAGGGACGGCCAACACGACATACGATTTGTTCAAGAGGAGGTAATACTATGTGTGGAAAAGTAGGGAAAGCCATTGGCGGCATTTTAGGATTTGGCAGGGGCAGCAGCGCTCCGACGGTCCCGCAGGCCGACCCCGTGGCAACGACCGTCAACGTCGGCGATGATACGAGTAATACGACGGACGATGCCACGAAAAATGCGAAGAAAAAACGCGGATTTTCGGCGACGCAGTTGCGGGACTTCCGGTCCGGCCTGGACTCCATTTTAGGGAGCACCAATGGCAAGAATACGTTAGGGTGATGCTATGAGACCGGTTATTGAAACAGAATTGGCCCGCTCGCCGACGGGCAGCCATAAATTCAAGAAGACCAACACGGTCCAGCAGAAATCAAAACTCGTACAGCGCTATGCCGCACTCTTTCGGAACCGCCAGCGCTGGCTGGATATATGGAAGGACATACGGGACAATGAACTTCCATACGATGGCCAGTTCGACGATGATCAGCCAGGCAAGCCGAACCTGCACGACGACAATATCTACAACACGACGCCAGGCGACTGCCGCAGTATTTTTGCGGCGGGGATCCAGTCGGGCCTGACGCCGCCGTCGCGGAAGTGGTTCCGCTATACCCTGGCCGACATGACGCTCAATGATAACGTCATGGTCAAGCGCGTGTTAGATCAGCGCTGTGACATTACAGAGTATGTCCTGGCACGGAGCAATTTCTACAATGCCGTCCATACGGTATACATGGAATTGCCTATGGGGCAGGCGCCTATGGGTATATTTGCCGCCGGACGCGGCATAACCTTTGTGCCGTATACCATTGGCACCTATGCTCTCGGCACCAATGCCCAGGGTATCGTCAATACTTTTGCCCGCAAGGTCCGCATGACAGCGGCCCAGATTGTCGGAAAATTCGGCCTGGAGAACTGCCCGCAGAGCGTGCAGGATGTCTACCGCAGTAATAACGGTTACAGCACGTATTTTACCGTATGCTGGCTCGTTGAAGAAAACGATAAAGCCGATGCCGATGAACTGGGAAACCAGCACATGCCGTTCCGGTCTGTCTACTGGGTGGAAGGTTCCAATGACCAGGAAGTCCTGGCAGCGACGGGCTTTGAAGAATGGGCTATTCCCGTAGCCCGCTATGACGTAAAGGGACTGGAAGAATACGGAATCGGCCCGGCGTGGTATGCCCTGCCAGACTCGCGGATGCTTCAAAAAATGGAGTACGACGCGGCCATGGCTACCGAACTAGGTATCAAACCGCCCATGCAGGGGCCGGCAGATATTGCCCACCGTATCAATTTGTTCCCTGGCGGCTATACGGCGAACCTGGACCCGAACAATGCCGTTCGTCCCTTATTCCAGGGACAGCTGGATATTGGCACGCTGGACCAGAAAATCGTCCGCGTCGAAGACCGTATCAAACGGGCCTATTCAACCGACCTGTTCCTCATGCTCGACCAGCTCGACCGGGGACAGATGACAGCACAAGAAGTCATGGCCCGGAACCAGGAAAAACTGCAGCAGCTGGGACCAGTCGTCGAACGACTGCAATCAGAATTCCTGAATAAAGTGCTGGAACGCGTCTATAACATCCTCGACCGGAACCAGGTATTTCCACCCTTGCCGGACGAAGTGCAGGAGTTGCTCGACGGGCAGGAAATCAAAATCGAGTACCTGTCTCCGCTGGCACAGGCACAGAAAATGTCCGGCCTGACGGCGATTGAACAGGGCCTGGCCTTTGTCGGACAGACGGCACAGCTCGACCCGCGCGTCGTGAACCGTGTCGACTTCTCCGATGCCGTGGCTAAGTACCTCGACCGGATCGGCGTACCGGCTACGATGGTCCGGTCGGAAGACGAATATCAGCAAATCCTGGAGGCACAGCAGAAAGCCGAACAGGAAGCGCAGCAGCAGGCCCTGGCCGCGCAGCAGGCACAGCAGGCGGCCCCGCTGGCTCAGGCGGCAAAGAATTTGACTGATGCGGCCAATGACGGCAATCCGGCATTACGAGAATGGATGGGGATGGAAACATGATGGATGAATACCAGCGCCTCGACCAGGAGGCTTTGAATTATGTACTGGCGGACCGAAAAGGCCGGTGGTTCCTCATGCGTCTGTTAGACCGGGCGCGTGTCAACGTACCGACCTTTCACCGCAGTGCTTTGATTACGGCGTATAACGAAGGCAGGCGTTCCGTCGGGCTGGAATACCTGGCTATGCTGACACGAGACGTCGACCACATTAACAAGAAACAGCAGGCCGAAAACGAGTACGCCTTGGAAATCGCCCGCATTGAAGGAGGAAAGAAACATGTTTGACTTACAGCTATTCGCGGAATCCGCCCCTTCCGCTCCCGTCGTACCCACTGCCTTGGGTGGTGACGAAGGGACACCGGCTCCGCAGGACACGAATCCGCCGACGGCCCCGCAGGATACGAACCCGCCGGCCGCACCAGAAACGTATGACTACTCCGGTGCACTTCATGAAATCTTTGGCGAAAACGCCGAAATGGATGATGGATTGTCGAACCAGCTGAGCGACATTCTTCACGGCCTGGGGGCCACTCAGGACCAGGCCACAGCGGCCGCACGGTTTGGCATGACCTATGCACGGGATGCGGCACAAGCCGCCGCGCAGCAGGTACAGGACAGCTACGTACAGGAAATCCAGGGATGGGGCGAAACAGCCCGCCAGGAACTGGGCGGAAAATTCGACGAAACCGTAGCCGCCGCTTGTACAACGCGTAACTACCTGGAACAAAAAGTACCGGGTTTTACGAAAATGCTGAACCTCACCGGCGCTGGCAACCACATTGCCATGATCCGCGCCATGGCCGCGATGGCTTCCCTTGTGGGCGAAGACCCGGGACACAATGGCCAGGGCAGCGGCGGAGGAAGCGGCCGCTCGTTATATGATCAGACAGATTTTTCAAAATATTAGGAGGCTAAACTATGGCTTACGGTAACACCGCATTGACTTTTTCGGACCTGCGCAAGCGCATGGATCCCGATGGCAAGATTGCCTGGATCATGGAAATCATGGCCCAGAGCAACCCGATTATGCAGCACATCCCCTGGATGGAAGGCAACCTGCCGACAGGCAATCAGACGACACTGCGCACGTCGTATCCTCATCCTCAGCTCCGCCGTATCAACCGCGGCATTACGCCAGGGAAATCGACGACCCGTCAGATTGTCGATACCTGCTGCCTTATGGAAGGCATGAGCCAGGTAGACGTCCGTATCGTCAACTTGGCACCAGACAAAGAAGCAACCCGCCGTTCAGAAGACGGCGCCTTCGTCGAAGGCTTCACGCAGGACCTGGCGAAATATATGTTCTACGGCGACACAGAAAAGAACCCCGACGAATTCAATGGCCTGGGCATTCGCTTCAACACCTTCACGGGTGATAAAGGAACCTATGGTTTCCAGACTATTAACGCCGGCGGCACAACGGAAAATAAGCAGACGTCGATGTACATTGTCGACTGGGGCGAAAATGCCGTCACCGGCATTTATCCGAAAGGCTCCCAGGCCGGACTCAAGATGGAAGACAAAGGCGAGCATATCGTAGAAGATGAAGAAGGGGGCAAATACAATGCCCTCGTTACCTGGTTTTCCTGGGACGCTGGCCTGGCCGTCCAGAATCTTCGCAAAGTTGCGGCTATCCGCAACGTCGATGTTGCCACAAACCCGACAGGGATTACGGCAGCCGACCGGAAGAAACTCGTCGAAAATATCATCGTCGCAAAGAACCGTATCGTCAATCCGAAACGCCCGATTCTCTACGTATCAGACAAGGTCTATACGATCCTGGAATTGTACTTGAACGACAAAAACAACATCTACGTCACCCAGAGCGAAGCCTTGAACGGAATCCCGAAACTCTACGTACAGGGGCTGGAAGTGTCCAAATGTGACGCCCTGAGCGATACAGAACCAGTTATTACAGAATAGGAGGACCCTATGGTTTACGATGGCGAAAACACCTTTTACTGGAAGAAAGCACTGAACGAGACGACGACAGGCACGTCGGACGTCGTCCAGACCGGCAAAGGGGATGCGGGCAATCCGCTTATCCTCTATGTCACGGCTCCCGGCGCTACGGCCGATTTGACCGTCGAATTACAGACGGCTGTGGACGAAGCCTTTACAAAAGCCGTTACCCTGGGAACGTATACCCTGAAAAAAGACGACGGTTTGAAAACAAAAGTTCCCTATGGGGACTTGGGCTTCATGCGTATCAAATACACCGGCGCATCGGCTCTGACAGGTGGCACCTTGACGGCCGCCCTGGTCATGGATGCGGACCTGGCATGATACCAGCTATCCATTTCAAAAACGCCGGCCCGAAGCGGAGACTCGAAGATTTACATGCCAATGAGCTGCGACTTCGCCTGGAACATGCCGGGATACCGTATCCCGACGATGCGACGAAACAAGACCTCGTCGACCTCGTACGGAAACATAGATTGTAGATGGGAGGGGCTTCGGCCCCTCACTCTATAGAAAGGAGCAGCCATGACCGATACAGATATTTGTAACATGGCCCTGTCGAATATCGGCAAGGGCGTCATTGAAAACATGGAAGAAGGCGTGGAAAATGCGAGAGCTTGTAAACTATTCTACGACCCGACACGTCGTGAAGTGCTACGGTCTTTTCCCTGGGGGTTTGCACACCGGATTGAGCGCCTGGCCGTAGTCGATGTCGATGTGCCGGGCTGGGATTTTGCCTATGGCTATCCCGATAAATGCCTGATGATCCGTAACGTCGTATCTGATGCCAGCGGCGCTGACCGCGTCTATGAGCGCTTCGACGTCGTCAATATCGGCAGCAGTACGAAAGTCATCGTTACCAATGGCGAGCAGTGCTATGCCGACTATACGTGGGATGTGGAAGACCCGGAACTGATGGATACGATTTTCCTGCAAGGTTTTGCTCATCTGCTGGCGTCGAAACTGGCTATGCGGCTGACCGGCAACCCGCAGCAGGGACAGAACGAATATCAGCTGTACCGGGCTGTCATCGCCCAGGCGCAGGTCCAGGATGCCCGGGAAATGGAACCGCACACCGTTTTTGAAAGCAGCTATATCGCCGCAAGGAGGGGATACCGTGGCTAACATCTACGTCATTCAGCCGGCCTTTACGACCGGTGAAATATCCCCGGCAGTCGGCAGCCGTGTCGATTTAGACCAGTACAAGTCGGCATTGCTTGATGCGGAGAACACCGTTATACGCCCCTATGGCGGCTGTTACCGTCGGCAGGGGTCCAAGCATATTGGCGAACTCAAAAGTAGCACTCAGGACGCTATCCTCGTTAGTTTTTACAACTCTGAAACTGACGCGTATCTCCTGGAAGTCGGCGTCCAATACATCCGGATTTGGAAAGACGGAACCTATACGGGCATAGAAATCAGTACGCCTTATAGTAATCCTAAAGGGTTACAATTCAGCCAGTCCGGCGATGTCATGTATATTTGTTCCGGCCAGTATCCGGTAAAACTGCTGCGGCATAAACAGGACGGCTGGGACCTTATCGACATGGAAATCACCGAACCCTATTATGACGCCATGCTCGATGCCGTCGTCGATAATAAAGTCACGCCATCCGGTACCTCTGGGACCGTGACTATCAGCTCGCAAGCCGCTATTTTTCACAGTGGCATGGAAGGTGGCTATATTCAGCTTAACCAGAAAGTCGGCAGCCAGACCTTGTCCGGATCATGGGGCGAAGAAACGACGACCTGGACGTCAGGTGAACTCTATGTCGGGGAAAAATGGAAAATCGTCACTCACGGGACACACCATTACGAAATCCTTCTTCAGAAGCGGGAAAAGAAAAGCTCCATTTGGCGGGAATATCGCAAGTACACATCCAATGACGACCAGAACTACACGGAATCGGGGAGTGAAACGGAAGGCTGCTATTTGCGTCTCATCGTCAAAGTTTGGAATGATGATGCGGCAAGCTCATCGAAACTGACCGTAGATCTGACACGACTGCCATATATCCATACGGGGACGGCAAAGATTACCGCTGTCAACTCTGGGACGACCATTACCGCTGCCGTCAAAGATGTATTCGGCAGTACCGACGAAACGGCCGACTATGCATTATCGTCGTGGAACAGCTATTACGGTTTCCCGCAGCAGTCCTGTTTTTTCCAGGACCGCTTAGTCTTTGCCGCTAACTACAAGAATCCCTATTCGCTATGGATGAGTAAGACCGGCGATTATCCGAATTTCTCCGTCGAAAAAGTAGACGGTACGGTCACCGATGACAGCGCTATCAAAATGGACCTTATCGTCCGCAACTCCTATCAGATTCGCCACCTCGTCCCGTCGCAGGACCTCGTCGTCCTCACGTCAGGGAATGAATGGGTCATCAGTGGCGACAGCGTCCTGACGCCGACGAAAGCCTACCCAAAGTCACAGACCATGCGCGGCTCCTCGACGTGTCTGCCGCAGCACATCGGCAACCGTATCGTCCATGTCCAGCGGTCCGGTTCGACCGTCCGCGACCTGGGTTATCAGTACGAATCGGATAACTATAACGGCGACGAGCTGGATATTCTGGCTACGCACTTAGTCAAGAACCATAAACTGCTCTCATCGGCTTATTGCCAGGAACCGGATTCTACGCTCTTTTTCGTCCGCGATGACGGCGTCCTTCTGGCCTTTACGATGATACGGGAGCAGAAAGTATTCGCCTGGTCCCATTTCGTTACAGACGGGAAATATAAATGGATTGTCGCCATCCCACGCAATGAGAATGACGAACTCTACGCTATCGTCGAACGGACCGTGAACGGGCAGCCGAAGCGGTATTTGGAGCAGTTTGCCGTCATGCGCGACGATACCGACCAATACGCCGACTCTTATGTCACGGGCAGCGGCACAATAATTGCCTTACCACACCTCGTCGGGAAAACGGTAACCATCGTAGGCGACGGTATCCGTCAGAAAGACGAAGTCGTCCCAGCTGACGGCATGGTGCATCTCGATGAATCATATAGCCGTATCATCGCGGGCCTGCCGTACACGACCAAGATTGAACAGCCCGGCATGGAAGTCAGTCTCCGGGAAGGAACCCTGCAGGGACGCGTCCATAAAATAAACGCGGTCACCCTGCGTGTCGAAGATACATACGGCGGTAAAATCGGCCTGACTTTCGACAAAATGGACGAACTCAAATACACCGACGAATATACCTTATTTTCCGGGGACCTGACTCAGAGCGTCCCTTTATACGATATTGGGGCCAACACGCGCAACCACTTGTGCATCATGAGTGATGAACCGTACCCCTTTAAACTCAACGCCATAATCAAGGAGGTCAGTATTGATGGGGGATTGGTTAGCGCATATAACGGTTAAACCGATAACGAAAGAATTACTGCCCGACGTCCGCTGGCTGGCAAAACGCCTGCGAAATCGGGACGATATGGAATTAAAAGCAACAGATACCCACTTAGAAACCTTCGCCGTCGATGTAGACTACGAAAATTACATCGCCTACGTGGACGGCCAGCCGCTATTGCTGTTCGGCGTCAGCCGCAGTGTAATTTGCGGCTATGGCCATGTCGTGTGGTGTGTCGCACGACAGGATCTCTATCAGCATTACAAGAAAGAATTCGTCGCCCTGGGCCGGCAGATTCTGCCGAAGTGGAAGCGGCGGTTTCCGAAAATGTGGAATATGATAACCCAGAGCAACGAGAAGTCCCGACGCTGGCTGAAATCATTCGGTGCGGAATTCTCGCGGCCCTTTCTTTATAAAGATATGTCGTGGCAGTTGTTTTTTGTGAAAGGGGATGAAAAGCATGTGCGGCGCACCGTGGATGATGGCCCTTACAGCCATACAGGGAATCAATCAGTACAACCAGCAAAAACAGCAGTATAACGCACAATCTGCACTGTATAATGCACAGGCTAAGGCGGCCGAACAAAATGCCCGTATCAGCCAGGTCAAACAAGAACAGATTGCCGAACAATATGCAGCACAGCAGTCTAAGCTGAATGACCGCATGAAATTAGCCGCCGGGCAGACAGCTGCTCAGGCCGGGGCCAGCGGACTGCAACTCAGCGGGTCCCCCTTGGATGCTTTGTCTTCCAGCTATGATGCCTGGCGGGATGACAGCAGCACCTTACTGCAGAACCAGCGCAATGACGTTTGGTCCGAACATGTGAACGAGGTCAACTATCAGAACCAGGCCAATGCCTATCGGACCAGCGCGGCGAACTTACAAACTCAGAAAAAGAGTGCCTTATGGGGCACGATTCTAGGGACGGCCGCGTCCATGTACGGTATCCATCGGACCTACGGAGCCGCTGACAAGGCCAGCGGCACCTACAATGGCGCTTATGACATTAACCCGGGCACCTATTATAACGGCACCGGCCACTATACCTATACGAACCGGTTCAAACAGGAAGCCGGCATTTTCACGCCGGCCTACTCGTATACAGGGATTACGCCAGTCAACTTGGATAAGGCGATTGCCAAATACGATTCCAAGCCGCGTATCCGCCCGGTCAATCTCGAAAAATACTACTAGGAGGAAATCATGCAGATCAAGAGCTATAACCCGTCCGTGGACCCGAACACCATCCATGGCAATGTCCAAGCCCCAAGCGACTCCAATGCCTATGGGGCCAATGTGTCCGGCGCTAAAGCCTGGCAAACTGGCATGAGCGCCGTTCAGCAGCAGATGCAGGCCTATGTCGACGACCAAATCAACTTGAGTGTTCTCGACGCAAAAAATAAATATGAAGCCGGCATGAACGACCTGCTCAACAATCCCGATACGGGACTGCTGAATAAGCAGGACATAAATGCCTTGGATGTGGTCAATCAGTACCAGGCCGGCGAACGGGCTATCCGGGAATCGGCCATGGCCGGACTGCCGAACTACCAGAAAGCCCACGATGCCTTCCTGCGCATGGCTGATGACGTAAACGTTCAGCGGGCGGGCCAGGTCATGAAATACCAGTACGCGAAAGACTTGGAACATCGGGATAACACGTTCAATACCTTTGTCACGAACGAGACAGACCACCTCGTCGAAAGCGGCAACAGCGACGGCCTTTTCAAAGGACTGAACCGCATTACGGCGACAGCCTATGCCCTCTATGGCAATATCTACGGGAAAGATAAGATGGACGCCATGATAAAAGACAAAGCAACGACGATGGTCAACTCGGTGCTCACCAATTTGACGGCCAGCGGTAATGCATCAGACTTCGATAAAGCGACGGCCTTGCTGGATAAGGTCAGTCCCTGGGTCGATGACAGCAAATTGACGTCTATGCGGCATATGCTCTTGCAGCGGAAACATGATAATGGCCTGCTTGAACGTGCAAAAGAAGCGGCCCGCCTGTATCCGAATGACCCCAAAAAGCGTGCCGAATACATCCGGGCTGGGGCGACGAAGACCGTATACAGTGGCAGTGCCAGCACGGGCAACCAGGTCGTCGATTGGTATATTGACGCCGCCCATGAACAGGGACTGGATCCTAGAATCTACTTATCTACAGGTATGCGTGAAACCGGTGGCGATACCATCGACGGGATGCACATGGCAGACGGCGGCGGGTACGCCCAGATTACCGATGAAACGGCACGGGCCTATGATTTGGATAGTAAATTTCCTGGATGGAATACGGATCCGAAACAGAATATCCGTGCCGGCGCGTATATCCTCAAACAGAAGACCGACGAAAACGGTGGCGACCCATGGGAAGGCGTTCGGGCATACAATGGCAGCGGGGAAGCGGCGGAACAGTATAAACAGCTAGTCAAACATAATTATGACTCCTTAGATGGTATGGACTTATCCGGTAACGGCGGCAGTAAAATACAGCCGTATAACCTGCCAACCCAGGGAGCGGACATCGACGAACAAGTTAAAGAACTGACGTCGGAATTTCAGCAAGCCCTTCCGCTCATCGGCGGGATGCTCAACCAGATGGGCGTTGCCGATGGCGCGGAAATTTCTTCGGCTGCCCGGACACGGGAACATAACGCCGAAGTCAATGGCTCACCGACCAGTCAGCACATTATTGGACCGAACGGGGGCAATGCTGTCGACATTGTACTGCCTGAAGGAACCAGCGCTGAGAAAGCCGAAGAAGTACGCAAAACTTTTGAAGACAGCGGCGCCTTTGACCAGGTCCTCTTCCACGATGCCGGCAGTGGCTATCATCTCCATTTAGGAGGTTATCACGGCGGCCTGGAAAAATCCGGCGGTGTGACGGCTCATACGGAAGTCATCTATGACGAAGCAGAACTCCAAAAAGCGGAGCAAATGGCGACTTCTATCATCGCTGAACAGAAACGGCAGGAAAAAGAAGCCAATGATGCTATCGTCGAACAGGGAAGAATGGAAATGCAGCAGCTCTATCAATCGGGGAATCTGGACCCGCAAGCTTATTTAGCCATTGCAGAGCGATACGGCTACAACAATCCTGATGTATATACGACGCTGAAAAGCTGTATCAGTGCCTATGTCAGCTTCCGTACTGGCGGCTCTGGCGGATCCGGAGGAAGCGGCCGCGGCAGTGGTCGTGGTGGATCTCGTAGCAGCGGGGCCAATATGACTGTCCTAAAATCACTGTTCGGAAGCAACGGCATAGAGTCCTTCAACGATATAGTCAGTTATTGCAATAATCATGGGATTCACTTATCAGCATCAAACCTTAATACCTTGCAGAAAGCGGCCAGTGATTATCAGAACGGGACCGGTGAATATAAGCCGATGTACAATATCACGCCTGAGCAGATTTCTGATGCCAGCGGTATCAATCCGGCGGAATTTAAAGGAAATTGGCCTGTTATTCAGCAACTTATTCGCGGGGCAGCCGTTCAATACCGTGCCGAACACAATGGGAATGAACCGTCTATGAATGATTTGATTCAGTTTGGCGTCAATGCTATAACGGCAGATCCGACGAATGGCGGCTATTCACAGGCACAAATGCGGGCAGCAGGTATCCTTCGTATTACGGTAGGCGACGATGGATATGCAATCGTTACAGACTGGAACCATAATTCATATACCATTGACCGCTGGGACGTACAACAAATCCTCGACGGCGAACGGACCTTGGCCGATGTAGTCGAATCGGCTGAAGCAGCCAGTGATGATGGAGACAGTAGTGATAGCAGCAATGATGATAATAGCTATGTTGACACCTTGACAGAAACGGCCAGTGAAGTAGGCGAAGCTGTCAGTGAAGCGGCTGATGCCGTCGATGAAAGCATTACGGAACACGTGGAAAATAATATAGCTTATGCGAATGGGGAAGATGAAGACCAGTCCGAAGGTGGCGGGTCTTACATTTATTAGGAGGGACTATGGCAGACTATACCTTTGATACGTCGGGCGATATGAGCGATGCCCTTAGAATAACACCTGTCAAAGAACAGACGCAGGCCATGATTACGCCATCGGCAGAAGAAACAGCTGAACGGCATGAAGCCGAAGCCCAGGAAGCGGCCGCCAATGATGAGAAAATTGGGGAAATTATCGCATCCGGCCGGCCTATCATGCGTAAAATACCGGATTTACTGACAACGCCAACCATCACGGGGAACTTGAACCCACCAGCGCCGCAAGAAAAGCCAGAATGGCAGAAGGCCGCTGAATGGGTCGTCGATTCGGCCCGCGACATTTGGCGCAATCTTTTCAACGAAAATGCACAGCTACTCAAAGATGCCGATACCTATGCCCCTATGCTCGGCGTGTCGCCGCAGTATATGGTAGATCATCCCGAACTGCTTGAAGAAACGAAGAAACGAGATACCCTATTGACTATCAATGACTTTCTTCCTGGCAATAATTGGTATTCGCCGGAAACGCTGGATAAATACTATCCGGAGTTGGCGAAATTCCGGCAGGAAAACCCCGTTGGTGCGGCCCTGGCCTTGCGGAATCACCGGGACTTGAATGATACTCGCAGCATCTTCGAACGTATTGGCGATGCCTTCAACAGTGCGGGTGAACTCTTTGCTGACGCATTTAATTCCGGCTCCGATATGGTGAAACTCTATGATGCACAGATGAAAGCTGTCAATGGTGAAGATCTGGATACCGTCAAACCGGAAGTCGACGAAATCACACAGCGCCTCAAAGCCTACCAGGAAGAAGACCGGCCCACATCGGCGCTGGGGAAAATCGTCTATGATACCGTGCAGCAGTTGACCATTTACGGAACTCAGGGGTTGCGTGCTCTCCAGTATGTCCCGAAGGGCATGGCCCTGGCTATGGCCACGGCCGCTCCTGCTGCCGCCGCGGCTGGCCCGGAAACACTCGGGGCTGGCTCGGCGGCCATCTTAGCCGCCGCCGGTGCGACCGGGGCCGCCTGGGGGTTGCGGACCGGCTTATACAATGAAATCAGTAAACAATCCATGGCTGACCGCTATTGGCAGATGGCACAGCAGCAGTCGAATGGAAAGCCTTTATACAGCCGTGCGAACATGCTGACTGATAGTGCCGTCGTCGGCGCGCTGAACGGAGCCGTCGAATTGGGATTATTAGAATTTGGCTATGGTCCGATTAAAGCGGCCTTCGGCAAAGACGCCGCAAAATCCCTGCTGACCAATGCGGCTGCTCAACGGGACGTAGTAAACCAGGGCAAATTAGCCCTGGCTAAGATTGCCGCCATTGCAGGAGCGAAACAGTACGCCCGTGGGACGCTGTCTGAATTGACGGAAGAAGGCGTGCAGTCCGTCATCAGTGACGTCGCAACCAACGTAGAATATGGAATCCATCATAAGGGCAGATGGAACACTGTCGGCGATGTGCTCAACAACGCCGTCGACGCGATGGTAGAGGCTGTCCCGGCCGCCCTCGGCATGGGCGCCATGGGAACCGGGATGCATACGGTCGGGCATTATAACGCCATGCGTAATATTGCCAGCCTCAAAGTCGACGCCTGGCGCGAAGAATATCAGCGCAACGTAGAAAAACAAATGATTACAGACCTTGTGGCTAATAAATCGGACAATAAGCTGGCTACAGACTCTCCGTCCACGTATCAAACCGTCATCCAAAGCCAGGCCGAACAGCACGATATGGGTACTATCTATACCGATGCCCAGGAGCTGGCCCGGACACCGGAAGGCGTCAACGTACTGAATGACCTCGTAAAACGGGATATAGTGACGCCGGAACAGGTAGATACAGCGGTACAGAATGGCACGGATCTAGAAATCAAGACTGGGGTCTTTGCGCAGCGGGCCGATGAATCGTTTGATACGAATACCCTCATGGATGCCTCTACCATGAACCAAGGCGGTACGCATTTGGCAGCGCTTCGCGAACGTAAACAGCGTATGGATGCCCTGGCACAGGAGCTTCGCGACATTGCCAACGATAAGAGCGATGCTATTTCTGAAGAAATCATACAGGAACATTTTCAAGACGCCGCTGCCATCGAACAGGATGCTGCCCGTGACGTCGTCTATCGCAATCCCTATGACTTGCAATCTTCTTACAAAGAAGCGCTGAAAGACGCTCGTAAGCAATATGAAGACGCAGTCAATTTTAAGTATTACTGGACCTACAAGCCCCAGGGCGTATCTATTATCGTAGTCGATACAGACGGCCATGATAACGTCCAGACTGGACGTGGCTATCGCATGAGTAACAATGAACCCTGGTATAGCGATATGTATAAAGAGTACGGCGGTAAAGCGACGAAAGATCAGATGCTCGATGTCGCTTATAAAAATGAACGGGCTGAATTAGCTGCCTCATCGCCGGAATTCCTGCCACAATGGGATGCCAACGTGGAAGCTGCTAAACAGCGCTATGAAACATTGCGCGATATGGGCGGAAAATTCGAAGAACTCAGCCATAGTGACTACGCCCTTCGCAAGACCTTCAGCAAAGAAGGTGCGGCCGTTTATCAGGACGCTGTAAAAACCTTCCGGCAGGGGAACCAGGCCGTATCCCAGGCAGCCAAAGAAAACGCCTACCTCTACGCCCGCATGGCCGAACGGTGGGCACAAATCCGCCGGGACTACGGAGATACAGCCTACACGGCTAAAGACTTTGCCGCCGCTCATCCCATCCACATTGGCGGAACCGGAAGCGATGTCCAATTTGGACAACCGATAACTAACCCATCCATTAACTTAGATGCCCCGGCGCCGGTCATTACGATTAAAGAAAAATATGCAGGTATGGACTGGAAGGATTTACGCCGTAAACTGCCGGGCACTGTTGAAGATGACATTGTTTCTAAGAAAAACGGCAAAGGTGAATATATTCCCTATGTCAATGAAGCGACAGGCAACAAAGTCATCGTTAATAAAGATTCACTCAATCATTTTAAAGCTAATAAGACTAGTACCGAAGGAAGCGAGGAAAACAGGAGTAATATTGCTCATTACGAAATGATTGAGGCTATTCCAGAAATTATAAAGAATGGAATATGGGTAGAAGATCATATCGATAGGCACAGCAAATCAAAGAAAATATCGTTGATTTTTTCTTTGGTAAAAATGAATAATGAAATTTATTTAGTAAAGGTAACAGTAAAGGACTTAAGAAATAGATTTCTCGTAGAAGGCGGTGAATATACATCCCTAAAAGCATATGATATTTCAAACAAAAAAGAATCAATATTTAGCAGTACCTCTGGAAATTCTTCCTCGAAAGAGCAAGGGTCTAACCAGCCATTACTAAATATTGATTCTTCTAATATTAGTATACGAGTGTTATTACAGCATGTCAATGATTGGCAGGGGAGGCCTTATGTCAATTCCGATGGTACCCCCAATTATGGTATCTATTTTGGAGACAACAAAACCGGAGGTGTCATGTACATAGGCCCGGATAAGTTTGAACAACGGGCATGGCATGGAAGTGGTGTAGATTTTGATAATTTTGATTTAGGGAAAATCGGCAGTGGCACCGGAGCGAGTATGCACGGCTGGGGCATTTACGCCGCGAAAAGCAAGCGGACTGCTCAGAAATACAAAAAAGAAATGAAAGACCGCGGGCTTCCGTCGGTCTTATATGAAATCGACGTTCCGGCCAACAAAGAGTTGCTGGATGAAGACAAGCGCTACAAAGACCAGATGAAAGGCGTTCAAACTAAGATTCTCCAGGCAGTACAATCTTTGTCTATGGAACAGAAACAAGCCTTCTGGACAAAATGGTTGCGCCAAGCTATGGGTAGTACTAAAGATGAAATCCAAGCAGAAACAGCTTTGCGGAAAGTGGAATTAAACATAAAGCATTGCCACGACGCCAGCCTGGGATGGGAAGGCCTTCCGGCGTTTAGGAAGCGGATTGCCTTAAACAGCCTAAAAAAACAAGGATACACCGACGAACAGATAAACGATACTTCCTATATGGAATCAGAAAGTAAGAGGTGGGAAGAAGAACTTCCAGGTGTACAGCAACAGGCCAAAGAAGCTAAAGGGGCTGGCGACAAGAAGCGGAATCAGTTGATAGAAGCGGCTATGGAAAACCCGGAAGCCACATTGGAAAAAGGCATTGGGACAGGTAAAGAAATCTACAATTATTTGACTGATGCATTATCAGACGGGAAAGACATAGAAAAAACGTCGAAATATTTAAATGCACAAGGAATCCACGGTATTACCTATGATGATGCCTATGATGGCCGTTGCTATGTCGTCTTTGACGATAAGGCCATTCAGATCATCGACAAATATAACCAGGCATACCGTCAGGGGAAAATCCGTGGTGCTTTCGACGCTAACTCTGGCGCTATCCATCTCTTTGATGCAGCGGACCAGTCTTCTTTCATCCATGAATCAGCCCATATGTATTTGACAGAAATGGAACGTATGGTACAGGAAGAAGGCGCGCCGAAACAGCTTGTCGAGGACTGGCATACAATTCAGGACTGGGCGTCTTATGCTGACGGAAGACTGGACGACTATAAGGGGACACGGCTAGAGAAGGAATTTGCAGGCTATGAAGCCGCTATCCGGAAGGCCCGCGAAAGTGGCGATACTGTGGCCATTAAAGCCGCCGAAGAACGCTGGATGCAGGAACGCTTCGCCCGTGCCTTTGAACGCTATATCGCCGAAGGGAAAGCGCCTGTAAAAGAATTACAGGGACCATTCCGCCGATTTAAAAAATGGCTTATCGGCATTTATCGGGACTTGCGAAACCTGGGCAAAGAACCGACAGACGATGTCCGCCGGGCTATGGACCGAATGGTGGCGTCGGACGATGAAATCGAAACCTGGGCGCGGATCCGCGAACTCGATGCCTGGAACCGGAAAGGCTTTTCCGGCGATTTATCCGGCAGCGAAGGCATGATGATTCAGAAGTGGGCCGAAAAAATCAAGGAGCAGGCAAAAGAAAAACTCCTGGTTCAGTATGAAGAAGAAGCCCGTCAGCGGGATGCCGCCGACCGTCAGCAGGGGTTAGAAGAAGAACGCATTGCCTATCAAAAACAGCTGTGTACTGAAAATCCGATTTATCAGTATGAGAATATCTACAACAACATGCCCAAAGCCCGCGCCGGCATCTTGGCCAAATTAGGCTATGCCGATGATGCGGAATTTAAACACGCACTAAAAGCCGCCGGCGGGTCCCTGGAAGAACGGACGGACCAGTATGTAGAATCCATCCGCAAGACCTATGAAGAAGACATGACCATGACGCCGGACATGATACGCGCTGAAGCTGACGAGATGTTAGCGTCGACAAACGGACAGATGGCCTTGAATCAGCTGGAAGCGGCCGCTATGCGCCGGAAAATGAACGGCTATATTGCGGAATGTGTCAAAGCCCTTCGCGACGTCAGCAATGTATCCGGTACCGACGCGCAGATTGCGGCACAGCTCCGGAAAATCCTGGGCGTCGAAATCGACCGTAATGCCGCACAAAAAGGCGCACTGAAGGACAGTATCCTGTCAAAGAACCAGCAAATCAAAGAGCTGAAGAAGAAGCTGGCCGACACAAAAGAAAAGGACCAGGCGAACAAGAAGGAAAATGCCAAGGTCATCAAGGAACTGAAGGACTCGTTGAACGATGTCATCCACGGCCTCAATCAGGCCCGCGACATGGTCCAGGGCAGTGACATGGCCATGTTACGACTGGCTCGTGAAGAAATGGATGCGATGAAAGTATCGGAGGCAACGACGTGGCGGCACTATGAAATCAAAGCCAAAGCGGCCAGTCACCGGGCGGACCAGTACATGAGTGCCGGATCCTTTGAACAGGCGGTCATGGAAAAAGCCAATGCACAGAAATTTTATTCTATGGCCAGGGCCGCCAAAGATAATGCCGATTATATCCGCCGGGCCATGGCAGGGGAAAGCGGGTCCCTCGACATGAACGGCCAGGAGATCTACGGTATCAAAGGGATACTTAAACAATTAGGCCGTGCCGACCATCCGGTGCGCATGGGACCTCATGCAAGGTACTTCATCCAACATCTGGCCTATAACCTCGGCATGACTGACCGCGACGGAAGGCCGCCGCTGGATGATAAAGGGAATCCGGTATCGCTGAACTGGGACTATATTTATCGGGACCTGTCGCCGGATTATGCGACGGGTCAGAACACAGCACCGAAGCAGGACGACTTGGTAGCGCCCTGGATTCGGGCTATTGTTGATGGAAAGGACCGTATCCAATACGATAAAGACCTAACAATGGTTCAATTCCGGGACATTAACGAAGCTATCCGGGCTGTCAATAAAGTGTCCCGTCGCGATTACGAAGCCAATACCCTTACCGATACAGACGGCAGCGTCATTGCTATTTCCGATGCCGCTGCCCGCCTGGCGCAATCCTTGCCACACCGGGAAAACTGGGATGCCGAACAAGACCGGAACGACCAGAACCGTAAAGGCCGGGGAAAAGAACTGCTCAGCGACGCCTTGTTATCGCTGACAAAAATCGAAACGCTGCTTCGGAATATGGGTGATGATTGGATGCAATTCATCTATAAGCCTATAGACCGGGCCAGTCGGAGGGAACTCACTATGCAGCAGGATGCGTGCCGGGAATTTGCGCGGATCTATCACATGTACTCGAATACGGAGTGGCGGAAGATGCGCAGCCAGAAACTGTATGCTGTCGGCAGCGTCGAACGATTCACGAAAGAACAGCTCCTCGTCATGGCTTTGAACTGGGGCAACCAGGAAGGGCGGCAGCGCGTCCTTGATGAAGCAAACCGACACGTCAAGAACGAAGCACAGAAGGCCAATGAAGCCACGATTGAGGATATTTTCTCGCGGGCTTTAAGCAATAAGGACTTGGACTTCCTGGAAGCAATCTGGGGCCAGCTGGAACAATACTGGCCGGAGCGGAATAAAGTCCAGGAACGCTTGTACGGTTCCGGCATGGGGCGTGTCCGGGCGAAACCGTATACCATCAATGGCCGCAAAGTGAGCGGAGGATACTATCCAATTGTCTACGACCCTCAGCTCACGACGCGGACCAATGAAATGGAACTGGATGACATTGTCAAGACACAGCTGTCCGGATCTTCGACCATGGGCATTGGTATGGGCAGTACGAAGAAACGAGTGAAGCAAGTCAAAAACCAGATTCTTTATAAGAGTTTGGATGTATGGCCATCAGCTGTTAACGAAGCCATTCACCATATCTGTATGCGCGAAGCTGTAACTGATGTGTACAAATTAATTTCACATCCGGACGTGGAAGCGGCTGTTCAGGAAAACTATGGCATGAAAACGTACGCGTCCCTGAAACAGTGGGCAAAAGACTGTTGGAAGACCGACGTCCAGAAGACCGATAAAATATCCCGTATGCTGGAAAACATGCGTCGCAACACGACCTTTGCTGTTATGGCCTATCGAACCAGTACAGCCGTCTTAAACGGCTTGAATATCTTGCCGATGATGAATCGCATTGGGCCATGGAATACAGTAAAAGCCATGGTGAATTTTGGCATTGGATTTTATAAAGGGACGCCGACCTACAATCGAAATCGCCGCTTTGTCATGGAACATTCGCCTTTCATGGCGGACCGTATCAACACCATAGATAAAGACATGCAGCAGAAAATGCGCCTGACTATGCCGAAAAACACCAGCCGGGCAGGGCAGAAGGCGCGTATAGCTCGCGACGCACTCAACCGCTACGGCTACTTCTTCATCACCGAAACCGACCTAATGTGCAGCTTGGCCTTATGGAAATATCAGTATGACGAATCCCTCCGGCAGCAAATAGACGCTGGGAAAACGGACGAAAAATTGATGCGCGACCAGGCACTCTTTGAAGCAGACCAGGCCGTTCGCGACGTTCTTGGCTCCGGCATGGTAAAAGACCAGGCCGAACTGCAACGAAAAAATGGACTCGTCGCGCAGATTACACCCTTCTACTCATACTGTAATACCGTCATGAATGCCCTCATCGACGCGGGCTATAAGTGGAAGTCGGGCAATCGCCTGGCCATGTTCAACGCAATGCTGTACTGGATTGTTCTGAACAGCATACTTGAACAGCTGTATCGCTCGGCCGTATCTGGGGATGACCTGGACAAACTGCTCAAAAAAATGGGCGTCAAATTCATGACCAACACTGTACAAGGTATCCCCGTCGTCCGCGATGCGGCCGAAATTATCGGGAATCATATGTTCGGGTTGCCGAATTACGACAGCAGCAACGTCCTGGCCGTATCTGCTGTAGACGAACTCATGAAAGCCTCGAAAGCAGCCGCGTCCAAAAATCAGGACGCCACCGACGTAGCCCGCGCCGCAAACCGTGCCTTGAACCGCTTTGTCGGATTGCCGGACACCTTGACCGACGGCTTCTGGTCCCTCATACGCTTCAGCATGGTAGACACCGACCGCAGTCTCACGGCCCTGGCCAATGCCGTCATCTTCGACCGGCGATATAAAACGGCTAAAGAGCGCGCCCAGGAAGAAAAGAAAAAAGCAAAGGAGGCTAAAAAATGATACAAGCAACAGAAGTATCAATAACGTATCGTGGCGATGGGGAAACGACAACGTTTTCCTACCCATACCCATACCGGATTGGAGGTGATATACATGGCTACTTAGTAGATACCGTCGGCAACGAAACAGAAATCACGACAAACTACCAATTCGATACCGTCGAAAACAAATATACCTATCCAGTAGCGGGCGATGCCATAGACGCCGATACGCGTATCAAAATAACCAGAGAAACACCGCTGCAAAACAACATCGACCTGCCGGACCACTTACCTTTTTCCCTCATCGAAAAAGGGATGGACTGGATTATCATGATGCTTCAGGAAACAATTTATCGCGCCAACCTGGCTCCAATCAGCGCACAAGAAGCAACAAAACAAGCGGCCCTGGCTATGACATATGCCTATGAAGCACTGGATCACATGCAAAAAGCCGCTGCCGAACACGCGGCAGCAACAGAAGAAGCCAATAAAGCAACAGCACAGGCAAACATCGCCACAAACCGGGCTGAACAAGCGGGAAACTATTCGGCTACTTCATTTGCCGCTACAGCTCCGGCCTGGAATGAGTCAACAACTTACAGCTATCCAACTGTCGTTGCCTACACAGACGGAAATACATATCGTTGCATTGGCACTGATGTTGCTGGCGAAACACCAACCGACTCAACAAACTGGGTAAAAATTACTCTTGACGGTGAAAACTTCTTCGAAATAGACGAAACGGGAAACTTAATGCCATGCATCAGCCCGACATATTCGTCGCGATGGGAATTAGACGAGAACGGCGACATTACGCCGAGAGAAATTGTTAGTTAGGAGGATAAAACATGTCAACAAGAAATATTGTACCAAGAAATGACGGAGAAGGCAGCCTGGGAACGGCGGAGAAAAAGTGGGGCGAAACCAATACTAATAAGCTAACAGTAACGACCGCAGATATTGAAACAGGGACGGCCGACAAACTGACAGTAACGACCGCAGATATTGAAACAGGGACGGCCGACAAACTGACAGTAACGACCGCAGATATCAAAAACCTTTCGGAGCTTATTTTAAGTAGCGTAATCCCCCATACAGCCGCCTCTCACAACGCTTTTTACCGTGGCAAAGACCTGACATCATACTTTACCAGCGGCAACATGAGTACAGCTATCGCAGCCGGAACATTCGATGACATTTTCCCGGGCGACTACATCATCAAGTCCGTGACGGTTGATGGTACGACGTATAGCGACGTCAAATGGATTGTCGGCGACCTTGACTACCATCTGCACCGCGGCGACACCGAGACAACTGCACACCATGTTGTACTTTTCCCTGAAGATAATATCGGGACCGCACGGATGAACTCGACGAATACGACCGTGGGCGGCTACCAGAATTGCGAGATGTGGACAACGACACTTCCGAAATATACAACGGGTATCGTTAATGCGTTCGGCTTAGACCACGTTCTTACACATCGCGAACGACTGACAAAAGCAATCGACAGTAATGCTTATTCTGGAGCTGGCGGCATGGGCAATGGTGCGACGATTTATACAGATGGGGAATGGACGAATGTTACAGTCAATCTTTTTAACGAAGCCATGATGTATGGCCACGCGCCTTTTGCCTCATCAGGCCGAGACACCTATGATTGTAACAAACAAATCGCAGCATTTAGATACGGGCAGAACTTCGCAAGAAATTCGTGGTGCTGGCTGCGCGATGTAGCGAGCGCTGTTTCCTTTGCGATTGCGGGCGACGGCGGCGAGGCGGATTCCAGCAGCGCGTCGCATGTCAACGGCGTGCGCCCGTATTTCCTGCTCCGTTGACCCTGGCCCGGCCCCCTTCATGGGGCCGGGAGGAAAGGAAGAAGTCTATGGCAGTTTTAGCAAGAGATAGAAAGACCTCGAAGCTTGAATTTTACATGAACGCGCGCAGACTGTACAAGAAAATCTTATTCCTGATGGTGCGTGACTTCGGACTCAAGCCGAGAGCCAGACAGCCAACTTTCTATACGCGCGGCTGGGCCGCCGAAGATAAAGAGCTTTTCGATGCTATTACGCAGAAATATGGAATTACACGGATCGTCGATGATTATCCAGTGTGGATGGTGCAGACCTTCCGTGAGAAGCTCATCCGCCAGCTCGATACGATGATGGAAGCCATCACGAGCGCGTATACGATATGGGCGACAACAAAAGCCGAAGCCGACTACCGTCGCGTATCGCAAGACCGTGCAATCGCGGCCTGCGAGAGTCTGAAGCAGACCTTCGAGTTGGTTATTGACGTGCTGCCAGTAAAAGCGGAAAAGCTTATCCCGTATATCGACGCGATAAACCGCGAAATCGCGCTACTGAAAGGTTGGCGAAAAGCCGATAATAAGCGCAACAAAGATTTGAAGTGAGGTATAGGGTACGGACTGATAGCGAGCGCTGTTTACTTTGCGAATGCGAACAACAACGGCGAGGCGGATTACAACAACGCGTCGAATGTCAACGGCGTGCGCCCGCTTCTCAGAGCGCCCAGAAGGCTATAAGCCGGGGCGTATAGCAGGGAATGAGCCCGTATCCTTCCCACAGGGTAAATAAGTGCCGTGACGCCTTGCACCTACGGGTACAGACTATGAGCGCGGCACCGAAAGGAACACATGACAAGAAACATTGATGCAGATGCATTCATCCGTGGCACATGCCGCTTGGAACGCTCATCTGGCTGGAAACAAAGCGCACAGCGCTTCCTACTCAATCGGCTGACCGAGGTATCCAATTTACAGAAAGATGTACTGACTGGGACATACCAGCCGGACCAAGGCGGGAAATTCCGCATCCATGAGAATGGCCACGAGCGAATCATACATGCGATGACGCCACGAGATGCTGTTTTACAGCATGTGCTGACAGACGAAGTCCTTATTCCGGCACTCAGGAGGTATTTGATTTATGATAATGGCGCCAGCTTAAAAGGAAAAGGGATTTCGTTCACACGCAGGCGGTTCGAAGAGCATCTGCGATGGCACTACCGAAGATACGGAACGGACGGATATATTTTATTGATTGATTTCCGTAAGTACTTCGACAATATCCGGCATGATACCGCACTCAGGCTGGTAGCAGAAAAGATTCCTGATAGTATCATCATAAGCATCCTACAAAAGATATTTAAAACGTACGAAGTCGATGTTTCTTACACCAACAACAAAGACATTGAGAAGGAAGTGTTCAATTCGCTTGAATACCAACATATCAGCAAAGAACTTCTGACTGGCAGACGATACATGCGGAAATCTATCAGCATTGGCTCACAGATTTCGCAGATCATTGGCGTATTCTATCCGACGCTAATTGATAACTACTGCAAGACAGTAAAGGGTATCCGCTGCTATGACGCATACATGGACGATAGGATTATCATCCACCCGGATAAAGAGTACCTAAAACGCCTGCTGAAAGAAATTGAAACAATTGCCGGCCAGTTGGGCATTACTATCAACAAGAAGAAAACGCAGATAGTAAAAATATCCCATGGATTTACCTGGCTAAAGACACGCTATATATTGACCGATACTGGCAAAATCATCCGCAAGATTCCACGCGACGCTGTGAAGCGTGAAAGACGGCGGATAAAGAAAATCAAACAGCTTGTTGAGACGGGAGAGTTAACCGAGAAGCAAGCGTGGGTGCAGTATAAGTCGTGGCGCGGCGATAAGAAGTGGTATCATGCACATCGGACGCTCAGGGATATGGACAAGTTATATAAGGAGTTGATGAAAAATGACAAATGACGAAAGAGAATTATTACAAACTGAAATTCAAAAGCTCCAATCGAGCCTGTCAAGCAACACCTCAGAAATAGGTGATTATCGTATTATTAAAATTTACGAAGCCAGACTGAATGGAAGTAAAGACCCTTACGATGCAGCCAAACTAATTGCTGATCGCGAAGCGACCCGCAAAAAAATCAATGACTTAAAGGCGGAGTTGGAGAAAGCAAATGACAACAGCTGAAATTATAGAAGCGCAAGAAGAAATTATAGCCATACAAAACAAAGCAATTACTGAATTGGCAATGAGCGTCGAACTAAGCCAGTCGATAAAAAACGCATTAAAAAGCGCAGACACATTAAAGAGACAAATAGAGGGAGCGTTATGAGTGAACATGATTTTCAAACGGAAGTCCGGGAGCGGATGAGTCGACTAGAAGCGCAATCAAAGCAAGCGCTCGATACGGTGAAAAAGTTGGAAGAACAATTCCAAGCTACAAAAGAGCTGGCGATTATCGCAGATCAGCGCGGCCGCTCGGCACATCATCGCATCAATTCGATGTATGTCATCGCTGGCATTATTGGCGGCATTATATCTTTCATTGTTGATTATTTTCGGCATTAGGAGGGATGCTATGAAAAAGATTGTCCAATTTGGACATTGGGCAGAGAAAAATTGGCTGGCCTTAGTCATCATGTTGTCCGTCATCATGATGATTTTTCTTTGCTTGATTTTATGTAGTTGGCTTTATGGATATTGGTCGAATGCTTTAAATGGCACAAAATTTGAACTCATGAGTTGCTGGTCCGGCGTATCTGCCGTGGCCGGCGGCTTGGCCGGTATCGTGGGCCTGGCAAAAGCGGCATGGACAAAGTACGGCATGGACTCGCGCTTCAACTCGGCGCCAGGGACGATGCCCTTATCGAAGGAGGTAAAGAACGATGCAAGAAACCGCACGTAAAATTGTAAGAGACTATTTTAATTCTCACGTTGATGTTACCAACAAAAAACAGATTACACTTGATGACGTATTTGTCGTCTGGTGGTGCAAGACTTTGCAGAACTGGAAAGCCTTGGTATCTACGACAGTACCCGACGGCATGTACTACGAAGTCACGCACAATGGCGATAAAGGCGAAACTTATGTCGACGTATACAAGAAATGGGAAAATTACTGCGTAAAAGACTAGGAGGACATGTACATGAAATATCGCAAAAAGTCTGTCATTATTGAAGCATACCGAACCAACGAAGAAAAAGTAATCCACACACTCGAAGGGGACATGAAAGCCTTCGCTGGTGATTACGTCATTACCGGCGTTAAGGGGGAACAGTACCCTTGCAAACCGGATATTTTCAAAAAGACATACGAAGAAGTAAAAACGACTGGCATGACTTTCGGCGAAGCTATCCAAGCAGTAAAGAATGGTGAACGCTGCGCACGGTCTAACTGGAACGGAAAGGGGCAATACATCGAATTGGCTACTAGCGTCAGCTACATTAACGCCAAGGGGGACGGAATCAATGTAGATCACAATACCATGGGCAATAAGGCCATTGCTTTTGTGGGCAATCAGGGCGTGCAGCTTGGCTGGCTTGCTAGCCAGGCGGATATGCTTAGTGATGATAGGTACATCGTAGAATAGGAGGCGTACATATGAAAGTAGTTGATATTTCCGATTGGCAAGAAGGAATTAACTTTGACGACCTCGTCGCAGCAGGCGTCAAAGGCGTCATCATCAAAGCACTCAACGGGACGAAACCGACAAACTGCGTGTACGATTTCGTCGCAGAATGTCGGCAGCATGGCCTGCCCTGGGGCGTCTACTGCTATACCCACGCATGGACTCCGGACGATGCCCGCTGCGAAGCGCAAGAAATGCTTAACCTGCTCGGCGGCGAAACACCGGCGTTGGGAATTTGGTACGACATTGAAGATGATCCCAACATGCTGCCGAACCCGGTTAAGTGGTTGACTGGCGTTGCAGATCCTACGGGCCGCTGTTCGGCATTTATATCAGAATTAAATGCAGCCGGACAGTCGGCAGGTATCTACGCCGGCTATTATGCCCTGCGGGACTACATTGCGACAAATGAACTGGCAGATTATGTCCCAATTTGGTATAACCAGTACAATGCAACGTGCGATTACTCAGAAGTTTGCCGCTTGCCGCTGGCAGGATGGCAGTACACCTCCAATGCCCGCATTGATGGCTGGGACTGGGATCTGGATATGAATGAATGGTATATGTAGGAGGTGATCTTATTGTATCTGCCGCAGAGAAAGGAAGTTGAAGCCATTGTCCAACAAAATAAAACACTTATCATTGCTTGCTTGTTGTTGCTTCTGGTTGCTCTTACCGGGGGCTGGATGGTGTACCGGCACTACGATAGACAAGCAGCCAGCGACAATCACGATGTCAGCCGTACAGTACAATCAATTGAAGACGACAATCAGAGAGCTAGAGAGCAACTTGTCAACGCTTCAGATGAAATTGAACAAGCTCGACAGCAACTCGACGACATTGCAGACTCAATTAACAACAGCCAACGAACAGTTGACGAAAACAAAAAACTCATTGCAGACAGCCAGCGTCTCATTGACTCAAGCCAACAACGAATTACAGAGGCAGAAAGAATCTTTGCAGACATTGACAGAACAAATTAATAATATGACAAAAAAAGAAGCCCGCTTAAAACGGCAACGGGATACCTGGGCCGTCGTAGCCGGGGCCCTGGCTGTCGGCTACTTGACAAAATAATATCGTATTATGTAACAAGCCCCTGGTCACGAGCGTGGCCGGGGGTATTTTTTTGTTGCAAATTTTGCGAGACGTGTTATACTATAGTCAAGTCACGGCAGAGATATTCTGACCGCGAGGGTTGAAATTGTAAAATTGATTAGTACGTTAGTACCCGATTAAACAAAAAGGCTTGTCTACCAAACCGGTATGACAAGCCTTTTTGTTTATTTTGATTGACAAGAGCAGAAAACTTAAAAGAAAAAACTGAAAAAATCTAAAATTAGACTTGACATATTATACTACATGCAGTACAATATAATCAGAAAGAGGGACAAAGAAGTCCCGGGAGAAGTCGAAAGGAGCGGTAAAAATGAAGGTAAATATTACATACAGCTGTGGCCATGAAGGAACTATCGAAGTGTTCGGTAAAGCGGAAGAACGCGAACGAAAAATCAAGTATTTTGAAGAATATGGGCTTTGCCCTGATTGTTACAAAGAAGAAAAAAAGGGCGAAGAAAAGGCCTTTGCTGAAAAGTATGAGCTGCCAGAATTACAAGGCTCAGAAAAGCAGATTTCTTGGGCCGAAAGTATCCGCAAGGAAAAAATTGAAGAGTTTGAGAAGGAAAAACCGGCGATTCGCAAAGGCGCCGGGGACGATTTCGCCGACTTCCTCGATGGCTTTGTCAAATCCTACTATAAGAATAATTCTGCATCTTGGTGGATTGACCACCGAGAATGGAGAACATTTAAAAAAGACCTGTTAGGGAAAGCTGTAGCGGATTTCAAGGCATAAGATGCTAGATAAAACAGTTACGTCGACCCCGTCGAGAAATCGGCGGGGCTATTATCTAAAAAAAATTTAACCCGGACCTTCCGCCGTGGCGGTAATATGAAGAACTTGGGGGTTGCTAAAGGAGGAATACAATGAAAGAAAGCCGAAAAAAAGCCAATAAAAAGTGGCTTGCAAAAAACTACGAATCGATCACAATCCGCGTGCCGAAAGGGACACGCTAGCAGATTAAGGCTTGTGCTGACGCCAGCGACATTAGTATTGCAGCTTACATCCAGCAGGCATTTAAGGAAAAAGCCGATGAAATCAAGGAACAAATCAAAAAGGACAGCTCGAAATG